ACTCACGGCCATGTACTCTGCTGAGGGCATGGACGTGCCGAAGGCCGACTGGAACGGCGAGACCAAGGCCGGCCGCGTGCTGGCCCGGCGCAACGCCGAGCGCATCATGGCTGCGCTGGAGACGCTCAATGAGGTTCTGAAGGACGCCGGACTGCTGGAGACAGCAGAGGGCGATAGCGACCACGATGGCGACGACGAGGCCACGGACAAGACCCGGAAGGGTACGCCCAAGGAGCCTCAGTCAAGCACCCTCGCGGCGCGTGTGGCACTCGATCTTATGGAAAGCGAATAGGAGCACGATGAATCTCAAAGAACAGTTGATGGTCGCGCTGAAGGCAGCGCGGGACATCTGCGATGTAGTGGATCAAGCCAAGCGCGACTTCACCGCTGAAGAGCGCCAGAAGGTGACCGGCTACCTTGAGGAAGCGGGCAAGCTCAAGGCCGCGATCAAGTTGGCCGAGGGCGACGCGGCGCTGAAGGCCGCCATCCTCGACCTGGGCGCGGGCGTCAGTCTGAACGATGCGCCCGCCGCGAAGCAGGACCCGGTTCGTCCTGGCCGGGGCAAGAGCATCGGCGAACAGTTCGTGGCAGCGCCGCAGTTCAAGGAATGGCTGAGCCGCATCGCCCCATCCGGGCAGATCCCCGACCAGGCGAAGGGGCTGATATCCCCGCCGGTGGAGTTCAAGGACCTCATCACTGGAGTGAACGACCTGAGCGCTGGCGCGTTCGTGAACCCTGATTACACCGGGATCTACGAGGCGCTGGGCCGCCGGCCCCTCACGGTGATGGATCTGGTCAACCGACGCACCACGACCTCCGACCTGGTGGAGTTCGTGCGCCAGACCAAGCAGGTCACCGAGGCCGCGCCGACGCCGGAAGCGAACGTCAAGGTTTACACCGGGGCGACCGGCGAGATCGAGGGCCTGAAACCGCAGGGCGCGACCTACTTCGAGAAAGTCTGGGAGGCAGTCAAGACCATCGCTGTGTGGATTGCGGCCACCAAGAGGGCGTTATCAGACGCCGCGCAGATTCGCGGGATCATTGATAACGAACTGCGCGATGATCTGGCCGAGAAGCTGGAGGACCAGGTTCTCGCGGGCGATGGCATCGGTGAGAACTTCACCGGCATCACCAACTACCCCGGCGTGATGGGCCAGGGCTTTATCGGCACTGCGCTGGCCACGACCCGCCGGGCCGTGACCAACATCCAGGTGTTCGGCCTGGCCACTCCTACGGCGTGGGTATTCAACCCCACGGACTGGGAGGCCATCGAGACCGCTCAAGACCTGGTGAACCAGTACTACGGCGGCGGACCGTTCGGGAACGCCCCAGCACGTTTGTGGGGCTACCCCGTCGTGCAATGCGCCGGCTGGGCCGCTGGCCGGGCCATCCTGGCCGACTGGCGCAAGGTGGTGGTCTGGGACCGCGAGCGGGCGAGCATCCAGGTGAGCGATAGCCACGCAGATTTCTTCGTGAGAAATATCGTGGCTTTCCTGGCTGAGTTGCGGGCGGCCTTCGGGATCATCCGACCCCAGGCCGTGTGGCTGGTCGATCTCGCGTAAGGAGTTTTGAGTTGGGCACCCGAGTTCACGTGATCTGCCAGAACATCATGCAGGATCGTGTCCTGCCTCGAATGGCGCGCTATCTCCGCGATGGTCTGGGCTGGTCCGTGATCTCGGGGCCCGACGGCAAATGCGATGCCGTGTACCTGCTGGCCTATTTCGAGGGCGACCGGCTGCGCAAGGTGTGGCCGAAAGCGCCCGTGGCGGCCTACTTCACGCACCGTGAGGAGGACGGCGGGGACAAGGCGCGCTGTTTCGATGAGATGGCAGGGAAGGTGAATCTGCGCATTGCCACCTGCCAATTGTACGCCGGGGCGCTGGCCGCCCATGGGCTGACGGCGCAGTGCTCGCCGCCGCTGGACACGAGGATGTTCGCGGTCGCGCCCCGGCGCAATAACGGGCGGCCCGTGGTAGGATTCAGCGGCTACACCTATCCCAATCACCGCAAGGGGGAGGACCTGGTGCGCGGGCTACTGAAAGCGCCCATCGCCGGGCGAGTCAGCTGGCAAGCCTGCGGGCGCGGGTGGCCTGTGCCGACGCAGAGATTCCCATGGGCGGCGATGCCCCGCTTCTATCAGGGATTGGACGTGCTGGTCGTGCCCAGTCGCGTGGAGGGCGTGCCCATGCCGCCGCTAGAGGCTTTGGCTTGTGGGGTTCGTGTCGTAATACCCCGGAATGTGGGCATTCTCGACGAACTGAGCGATTGTACGGGAGTTTACCGCTACCCGAAAGGGGATCTCAAGGGGCTGATCCATGCCGTAGAGCAGGCCGCGTTTCCAGGTGAGCCGGTAGACCGGCAGCAGCTGCGAGGGGTGATCGCGCCGTATTCGGTGGAGGCGTGGTGCCGGGACAATGAGCGGGCCGTAGCCCAGATGTTGGGAGCCGCATGAGGGGCATTTACTGCGTGGCCTTTGGTGAGCCATCGAGGAAGTGCGCTGTCAGGTTGATGACCTCGGCGAAGAAGTACATGCCGGACATCCCGATCTGCCTCTGTGCGGCAACGAAGATCGGGCCAGAGGATCACCTGGTCATCCAACCAGACTCGGACATCGGCGGCCGGCGAGCCAAGCTGAAGGCTTATGAGCTATCGCCGCAAGAGTGGGACGCAGTGCTCTACCTGGATGCGGACACAGAGGTCGTAGCGCCGATCTACTATTTCTGGCAGCTGATAGAGGATGGCTTCGAGTTCGTGATCACCAAGGACCCGCACCTGTTGGACACCCTACACGCTTTTGAGCGCAAGAACAACAAGCGTGAGCTGGCCGGCTTGGAACAGGAGATCAAGACCTTGCACACGTTGCAATGGAACGGCGGGGTGTGGGCCTTCGGGCGCAACGAGCGCATCCGCGCCTTTTTTGTGCGCTGGCAGTTGGAGTGGGAGGTGTTCGCCCAACGCGACCAGGGGGCCCTGGTGCGCGCGATGTACACCGACCCGCTGAAGATATGGCTGCTCGGAAACGAGTGGAACACCTTCGACAAGTACACGGCGGGTATCACCACCGCCGGGCTGAGGCACTACCCCGGCGACGCACGGCGGTGGAGCGGGATGGTGCAGGGGCGGATCGACAGCCCGGAGGCGTGGCGGATGGTCAAGCTGCATGAGGAAAGGCGGCGGCCTTGATCACCGACATCGTAGTCTGCACGAAGAACCGGCTGCCCCTGCTGAAGCGCACACTGGAGTACCTATTCGAGCGCACGACAACGCCCTATCGCCTGCACGTGATCGATGACGCCTCGACCGATGGCAACCGTGAGTATCTGCGGGGCTTGTACCTGGAGGGGAGATTGGCGGGCCTGGTACTGCGATCCAAGAGCGAGCACATGGGCGCAAACTGGAACCTCGCCCCGTGGCTGGCGCAATCGGATGTGATGGTCTGGAGCGATGATGATGTTCTATGCCCCAAGCTCGAGCCCGACTGGCTGAGCCGGGGACTGGCGGCCATGGCGCAGTATCCCAAGCAGGGACTCTTGACTTTGCACTGCCCGAGCACAGCATCGTCATCGGCCCATCTGGCCAGACCGATAGTGATCACAGATCGAGTCGGGGGGCAATTGATGTTCATCCGGCGCGACCTGATGCGCAGCATCGTCATCCCACCCGTTGGCGGCGCGTTGGGGAAGTTCAAGGTCCGGAGCGATAGCGCGAAGTTGCACTGGGGCTGGAGCGCTGCCGCCATGTCGAAGGGCTATGCCGTGGGCTTCCTAACGGACGTCTACTGCCAGCACATCGGCGCACATTCAGAGCGGACCAGCCAGGACCTGAGTTGGTGGGGACCGGAACCGATCAACGCGGACACGCTGGAGGTGGTATGAGCAACCGGGAGGTTGATGAGTGGTCACTGATATTGTGATCGGCACGCACAATCGTCTGGATATGCTCCGGCGCACCATCGCGTGTATCCAGGAGCGCACAACGACGCCCTATCGCCTGAGCGTGATCGACGACGCGAGTACCGATGGCACCGCCGATTACGTCAAATCGTTGGGGCTGAATCTTTACAGGCGCGAAAAGCGGGGCGGTATGCACCAGAACCTGATCGACGTGGCTAAGGTATCCAAGTCCGACCCGGTGATCTGTACGGACGATGATGCGCTCTGCCCGTTAGTGGATCCAGACTGGTTGCATCGGCTACTTGAGGCGATGGCGGCCCGTCCGAGGCTGATGATGCTCGGGTTGAATAACCCCGGTGACAACAAGACTGGCTCACGTCACCCCTATGCCGATGATGGAGAGGTCATCTACTCGCAATATGTGAGCGGCCACTACCTGGCGATGCGCCGGGCACTGATCGATAAAACGGCGGGGCTATTCACTGATCGCAAGTCTCGTGAATCGCCGAACAAGACGCAGGCGAAATATGTCCATGCCATCGGCGGGAAGGTTGGGTATCTGAAGAACGTGTATACCTGGCACTACTGTCCAGACTCGCTACGGAGGCCGGGCAAGCACTGGGCGCGCCTGATGATCGAGCCAGTGGACCTGCTCACCCTGGAGCCGCCGGAGGAGTATCGCCAATGCCGGATACCCTGAATCTGGGCTGTGGGAATGTTATCCTGCCGGGCGCTATCAACCACGACATCCGGCGGCACCGTCCAGGGATAGATGTCGCACACGACCTGAACGTGCTGCCGTGGCCTTGGGAAAACGAGGTATTTGACCATATCGTGGCCCAGTCTGTACTCGAGCATTTGCGAATCACCCTCATCGAATCCGTAGATGAGTGCTGGCGATTGCTGCGAACCGGCGGCACGCTCGACGTACGGATCCCCTGGTGGGAAAGTGATCTCGCCTACCGAGACCCTGCGCATTATTGGCGGTTCAGTCTGGGAACGCTGGACATATTCGACCCCGACAGCGACTACGGGCGGGAATATGACTTCTACACAGAGAGAAAATGGCGATTTCTGCGGCGGCCAGAACTCAGCAGACATAAGACCGCGATCACGGCCCTGATGCAGGTGTGCAAATGACGGATGGCCATATGGGATACACCGGGGAAGCGAGCATGGGCCTGGTATTGCGAGCGCCTGACGGTACGGTAAACATGCGCGCGAAGAAGGCCGGGCTGACGCTGACCGTCACCGACCGCTGGGATTTGCCCTATGGCCGCACCCTATTCGCCGCGCCCGGCACCATCATTCCCTGGGACCTGATCCCTGCCGGGATGCACTTCCTGGAGCGCTGGGACGTGGCCGCGCCCTTGTGGCGCTACGGGGTGCTGGCCAAAGACCAGGGGGGCCCCCACGACCGCGAGCGCACTGAGGCGGTGATCCGGGACCTGCGAGTGCTGCTGTACGCACACGAGTTGCTGTTCGTGCGGGATTCTCCCGACGGCCGTCGCTTCCTGGAGACCTGGCGCGCCGAATGCGGCGATGGAAACGGGGCCGGGGCCGACGAACGGCTGGCCTTCCTCCGGGCGCTGTACCTGGTCAAGCCGTTGTTCTGCGCCTTGCCCCGCAGCTGGCTGGCCGATCTACAAAAGCGCTCTGAGCAGGATGCGCGCACGGCGAGATCCAGGGCCATGAGCCACCAGCAGGTGATGGTGCGGGTGCAGATCGGGCCGAACGTGTTTGTCAGTTGTCCAGAGGGCCAGGAGGAAAAGACGAAAGAGCGCTTCGCGCGGATGCGAGAACGGAGCATGGCGAAATGAAAACGACTGAGGGCTATGTGGAGACGATGATCCTGAGCGACATCCCGATGGAGGTGCGCACAGGGCCGCTGATCCGCATCGAGATCAAGCCCGGCGTCTTCATGCAACTACACGAGGATGAGGCGATACGGCGCGGGTTGATTCCGGCTCCGCCGAAACAGGCTGAGCCGCCTCCTAACAAGATGCGCAAGCAAGCGCCGAACAAAGGCGGCTGAACATGTTCTGTACAGTGAGCGACATCGAGCACTTCCTGCAGATCGCGGTTCCGGCGCTGAAGTTGGCCGCGGCCAATCGGGCCATTACAGAGGCCACGGCGGCGATACAAAACTACTGCCACCAGGCGCTTGAGGCTATGGGGGAGACTATCACCCTGGACTGCATTGGGGGCGCGCGGCTGCTACTCCCTGAATTGCCAGTGATGGCGGTGCTCTCTGTAGTCGAGGACGGCGACCTGCTGGTCGTTGACGATGACTACAAACTGGGCGAGCATGGCATCCTTTATCGCGTCGGTGACTACTGGGCCGTGGGCATCCAGATCATCGCCGTAACCTACGACCACGGGTACGCCGTGATTCCAGATGACATCGTATCCATCGCTACCCGCGCCGCAAGCCGGGCCTACCAGGCGGGGCTGCGGGCTGAGGAGATGAGCGGCATTTCCGGCGTCACGGCCCTGAGTTTGGGCGATTACAGCGTTTCCTTCGGTGGAGAGGGGGCCGCGGAAGGAGTGTTGGGGGCGAGTGCCGCGCCGCTGCTACTCAAGAGCGAGAAAGAGCGATTGGATAGGTACAGACTGTGAGCATCTTTACCAGCTTGCTGAACAACGACTTCCTGGTCTCCAGGCCGGTCCGTCTCCCCAACGGTCAGGGCGGTTGGGCGATTGCCTACACGCCCCTGGGCACCATACGCGGGCGGCTGCGCCCGGCGGGCGGCTCCGAGCGCGATGTGGCCGACCAGTTGGAGCGGGCGATCAGCCATGTGCTGTACGTCGTGGCCGGCACGGACATTCAGCGAGAGGACACAGTGGAGGGCGATGAGGTGACGGTCAAGGTGCAGGGCGTGCGCGAGCCGAGCCGGGCCGATCATCATTTAGAGGTGGACTGTTTGGAGATTCAGAAGCCCACGAAGGAGGTCGGATCGTGAGCGGGGTCAAGATCACCTGGAACGCGGACAAGTTCAAGCGCGGGATCTCTGCCAAGGTCCTTGACGGTATGGATCGCGTCGGGCAGTTCTGCGCGGAGCGCGCCTCATCCAATGCGCCGGTTTACCGGGGCGTCCTGCGGGCGCAAGTGACCTACAAGGTTGAGGCTCATGGAGAGGCGGTGGAGGCCATCGTCGGCGTGGGCCGGAAAGCCTTTTGGGCCTGGTTTCAGGAGCTGGGCACCCGCAAGATGGCCGCGCAACCGTTCCTGCGCCCGGCGGTATTCGGCAACCGCGCGGAGATCATGAAACGGTTTGTGGGCAAATGAACGCATTGACGCAGGGGATCTACGACTATCTGGCGGCTGACCCGCCGCTGGTAGGGATGCTGGCCTCCTACGAGGGCGCGCCAGCGATCTTCACCATCGACCCGGTGCCGGGTGACGCCGTGCTGCCCTACCTGGTGAGCGCCGGGGATGTGACCGACACATCCTTCGATACCAAGTTGGACCTGGGCCGGCGCATCTGGCGCGACGTGCGCTGTTATACGGAGGCGGACGGCGATGCGATGCCGGTGGAGCAGATCGCTGAGCGGGTGAGGGGGCTCTTGCACCG